ACTTGCCGCGCATTTCCCATTCAACGTTGAGCAGGATATTGCCGGCGCTTATATTATCATTGGCGGCCCGGAATGCTTTTTGCTGATCCGCTATCTTTTCCGCGTCGGCGGCAAGGGCAGCGGTGGTATTCTTGGATGCTTCAGTGATCTTGGTGTAAAGCCAATCATTCACCGCCTTCCGATCGGCAATGATGCGCCGTTCTTCCGCAGCCTCTTGGCGCTTAGCGGCATTTTCCGCTTTCCTGCCAGCGGTCGCGGCCTCGCGCCGGGCCTTTTCGGACGCCTGCGCGCGATCAAGCGCTCGCTCGGCATCCGCGATCTGCGCCGTCGCCTGTTCCTGCGTGATTTTACCGGCTTTCAGCTGCTCTTCTGCCCGCTGCCGGGTCAGGGTCAGCTGAGCGGTAGCCTTGTCCACCTCGGTAGTTGCAGCAGCCAGCTTCGCCTGCGCGCCGATCTCGGTCATGTTGTAAGAGCTGGCGCCGCCGCTCGAAAAGTCGCCAAAGGCCCGTTTTGCGTCCCCAGCGCGCCCGGCGCCGGACAGCAATCGGGCCTGCGCCTGCGCCTGCACGATGGTGCGGGCCTGCGACGTCATGTCGGCGAGCATGCCGTTCATGGACTGGGCCTGCTCGGCCAGCCATGGCTTTTCCCTCGAAAGCTGCTGCAGCATCTGCGCGGCGCGGGATGTCTGGCCGGTATCGGCGGCGAAGCGGGCAATATTTGCCAGATCGACGTCGCCGGGCCGCATGTTGCGCAGGGCCTGACGGGTATCGTTGAAGCCCGATTGCGCCTTCGAAGCGTCAGTCTTCGCCAGCAACACCTGGTTTTGCAGCAGCGCCTGGTTCTGTTCCTTGAGCCGGCCGGTGGTCTGGTCGATCATGCCGGCCAGAGTGGATTGACGCTTTGCCATGCTATCGGCCGCGTCGCCGCTGGTCAGGAACCTTTCGCCCAGCATGACCACCAGCGGAATCGCGACGCCCAGCGCGATGCCGACCGGACCGCTCAGAATGTTGGCCATGGCCGCGAACTTGCTGTTCCCGCCCTCGGTGCTGTTCGCCATCATCTGAATGGCACCGATAGCCTGCGGCGCCTGCATGGCGAATGCGCGTAGCGCGTCGGTGCCGCCCAGGACCTGGACAATGAAATCCTGCGCCTGAAAGCCCAGGTTCTGCATGCCCGCGCGCATTGCTCCCGCGCTACTTGTCGCCTGAACGTGCGACCGGGACACCTCGTCGAGTGCGGTCCGCTCTATCCGAAGCTTGTCGCAATATTCGTCAAGCGAGATAACGCCGGCGGCGACCAGCGTGCGCGCCTGGCTCATCTCGGTATTGAAGCGCTGCTGGGCGGCCCAGGCAGGGTCGAGCTGAGCACGCAATGCTGCGGCGCCGGCGGTCAGACGCTCCTGTTCGGCATAGAGCTCGCGGAAGGCGGCAGCAGATACCCGCGCCGACCCCTCGTTGAGCGTGGAGCCGGTGCCGACGCTGTCGTTGATCTGCATCTGGGTTGCGGTCTGAGGCATGATTGCGGCGATCTTTGCCGCACTGTCTGCCATCCGTCGGCGAGCAGATTCTGCGTCGTCCGCCGCTTTTTCAAACCCCCGCGACCAGCGGGCAGCGGCAGCCTCGCCCGCTTCACCACTTTCGCGGAAGTCGCGTTTCAGTTCTTCCTTCCCCTCCGTCCCGAGACGGATAGCGACTTTAGGCGGTGCCATCATTATCCTCGGACAGTTGGTCGAGCAGGATGCGCTCGATCGTGGGCAGAACCTGTCCCAGCAGGCTCATGTCGGCATTCTGTGCCGATCCCAGCGCCAGGACGGCGCCGAAATCGAGACCATAGGGTGCGGACATGCCAGCGCGAAGCTGGCGGCCGCAGCCTGATATCACGTCCCAGACGCCGATCCCGTCGTCGGTGCGGGGTTCGTTTTCCCGGTAGGGGCAGCTTTTCTCGATACCTTGTTGCGGGTCCGCTTCGCACCGGCCTTTGCGGTGCGCCTGGCAGACCGATTGGCAGTATCCTGCGCCGGCATCGCCCCCGCTGAAATGCCATTCGGCAAGGGCGATGAGACGTTTTTTTCCAGTTCCTTCAGCACGAACGGGCGAACATAGGCCTCGTCCAGCTTTTCGAACCGGATCGGGTCGGCGAGGAACAGCGTCAATCGTTCCGGTGTAACGTCCACCGGTTCGCCAGCAGCGTCACCCACGCCGCGCCACTGGTCGATGCCGGACGTCAGCAGGCTTTCCGACAGGATGTCGCCCGCCTTTTCCATCAGCTCGGGCGAGAGCGTCGCCTCGTCATCATTAGGCAGTTCGGCGCCGATGGCGGCCGCAGCCGCGCGCCGAGCAGTCCGAAGCGCGACCCGTCCGATCGGCACGAAGCGCACCTCCACCGCCGGCATGTCGCCCGACGCCGGGTGGACCGTGAACCACCATGGTTCGCGCGCGACCTTCTCCGCGTCCAGGTTCAGCATCAGAAGCTGTTCCTGCGCTTGGCGCCCAGCCACTCGATGCTGATCTTGCGATCCTCTTCGATGATTTTGGGGCGCTCATTCTCGATCACCAGGCCGCCGTCGACGACATCGAAGCGGCGGACCTTGCCGGCTTCGGCGTCAGCGAAAATGACTTTGTCTATCCGATCGCCCGTTTCCACGTCGACCACGCGGATGCGCTGCAGCACGTCGGCCGCGGTGACGCCAAGCTCGACAATGGCGGGGGGCGCCGCCTCCATGGGCGTCGCGATGATTTCGTCGGTCATGGATACCTCCGTCAGAAGCTGGGCGCAAAGCTGATCAGCGTCGCCGTCATCTTGTTCACGTCCTGCCCGGACGCCTGGCAGTTGAATTCCTGCATGATGCCGCGCGGGCCCTGGATCGGGTTTTTGGGGCGAGGCAGGAAGAGGCGCGGCAGCGAGAAGTTCAGCGCATAATTGCTGCCGCCCACATCCATCCCCCAGCCGACGTTGAGTGCGATCGGCGTGCCATCTGTGGCCGCGTTGAGCAGTTCGAGCGCGTTGAAGCGGGTCTGAAGGCGAACGGCTGCGGCCGTGGCGCCGGGGACGGCGCCGGCAATGCGGCCGTCGGGGCGAATCGTCTCGATCTTGTCCAGGCCGTTGGTGAAGGAAATGTCCGCCGAGACGACGTTGCCCAGTTCGACGCCGCCTTTGGTGATCACACCGCGCGCTTGGGCAAAGCGCGGGCCGGACAGCGCCGGCGGCGTACCCGCGACGGAGGTGGGGATCGCCGCGGTTTCGCCCTGGCAGATCAGGCTGACGGTCGCGTTGAGCATGCCCTGACGGCTGAGCGCGATACGCAACTGGTTCGCCATTGCGCCGCGATGGACCGAATAGGACGGCACGTCAGGACTGCCGATCTCGATCGAGGCGCTGGGCAGCGCCGCCGCACCGCTGTTGAAGACGTGCTGATACCGCTGGCTTGCGGTCAGTTCTGTCGTGGTCGGCGCGCCGAACAGCATCTGCAGCCAGAAGCCGATTGCGTCGCGATCTACCGGAACGACGATATCGCCGTCGTTGGTCGCGACGTCATAGGACGGATCACGGCCGTCGCGCCCGAAGCCCAGCTGATCATCCTCGATCAGCGGCCGTTCCTCGCCCAGGCTGTGCGATACGAACGATAGCTTCTTGAAGCCGCTGGCTGGAACGACGCCGTAGGTCGTTTCCCGCACGGCGGAGCAAACGGCATTGATGCCTTGCCCATAACCCATCGGTCAGTCTCCGTCTGTCAAAGGGGGTTGTGTGTCGAATAGGTGGCGATGATGTCGAACATCCCGCCCTTTTGCGTCTGGCCGCCGGTGACGTTGATGTTGACCAGCTCCAACGCGGTCACGTCCAGATAGCTGACCAGCCCGCCAAGCGAGCGGTCGGCCGCGACCGCCGCGCCAATCTTGCCGGCCATCCGGTCGAGCACCAGGCGCAGCGGCTCCGAAGAGACGTAGGCGGCGATCTCCACCGGGATGACGTGATTATAGTGATAGGTCGGCGGCGACAGATCGATATCGGGCTCGCCCGGTTCGCCGTCGCGCAGCCAGACCGTCCCGTGCGGGTCGATCCGGCGCGGCCGATCGGCGCTGTCATCCTCCAGGGTGACGAAACGATAATCCGGGATCGCCTGCGTCAGCATCTCCGCGACGGCCAGATCCACCTCATAGCTTTTCGCCATATCAGCCCCATTTGGCGGCGATGCGCCGCGCTACATTGGCCGCGCGCTGCTGCGCCGGACCGTCGAGATCGAACAGGCGCGGCATGCGGACGCCGCGCACGAGTGTGAACATCAGCACCGGCTTGGCGCGCCGCGGCGCCATGCCCTTTCGCCCGCCAAGACGCCCTGGAGTTGCCTGCCGGTGCCCCCCGGACAGGCCAGAGACGACATCGATGAAGGCGAAGCCATTGCCGCCCTCGATCACGATCTGCAGCTCCGCATTGAAATGCAGTTCGACCTCTTCCGGGGTCATTCGCGTTCCCGACGATCGCTTGCCCATATTGGACGAATAGCTGCCTGCGCGCCGCCGCTGCGGCACATTGCGCGAGGGTATCCAGAGCCATTTGCCACCCCTGACGGGCCGGATATAGGCTCCACGAACATAGGCATCGATGATGGTGGGCGCCGCCGACCAGACATAGCCTGCCGGGTTCAACGAGCTGCCACCTTTGGGATAGGTTTCCGCTCGCCAGGTGTTGGCCAGGCGATTACCCATGCCGGCATCGCGCACCTGCCGCCGATAATCTACGGTCAGCTCTCGCGTTTCCTCACGCATGATCAGCGTGATGTCGTCGGCGATTTCATTCTCGACCGCTTTCATTTGCCTGGCCAGCAGGCCAGGCTGAAACTCGGCCCTGATCCTCATCGCGACGGTTCAACCACATCAGCGCCTGCGGACCAGACAGTCCGGCGCGGATTGAGCAAGGGCTCTCCGTGGAGGAGATATTCGACTTCGGTGCCCTCGTCGAGAAAGACAAACCTATCACCGGCCTGCAGATCGCGAACTTCCGACCGTCGCACCTTCAGCGAGCATGTAGGGGTGATGATCTGATGATCGGAAAACCGCACATTCTCGTCAGGCCGTTTGCGGATGACGCGAACCGAAGGAAGCCGCTCTCCAAATCTGGAAACATAGGCCGCGTCTTCACCGAAGCGCCGGAACACGGCGTCATCCTTGCGCGCCTGCACTTCGGTGAAAGACATCGCCTGATCAGAGCGTCTGGATCAACTTGGCCCAGCCGACCGCATCCCCCGAAGCCTTGGGGGCGGCTGCGACGGCTTTTTTGGTGTTGCTCCCCACGGTCGTGGTGAACCGCTTATTGGTGTCGTCCCAATAAAGCAGCGTGCCGGTCGCCGACCATGCCTGGCCGGTCGCGGCAGGCACTTCGAATACGCCCTCCACATCGCCGGCGAAAGCGACGCCTTCGGCCGCCGTGGTCGAGGGAATAACGATCAGCGCCGCCATGAGGATCGGCACGCCCGAAACGACGCCGCCAGCGGGAGCGATGAAATCGAGGGACCGACCCTCGGAAATCCAGTTCTTCATGTTCAGTCTCCGTTATCGGGGTGGCGGCGGCATCCACCGCCACCCGCCTTCAGGATTGGGAGGGACGGCGCTTAGGCGGGCGCTGCGCCCGGATTGCGATAGGCACCGCGATAGTCGATCGCGTCGGCGTAGAAGTCATAGGTGACGCGGAAGCCGACGCCGTCGGTCGACCAGCTTTCCTGCGTCATCAGACGCGGCGCGGGCGAGGACTCCAGCGAGCCGTATACCCACACCGGGGCCTGCGCCGGATCGGCGTAAAGCTCCCAGGCATAGTCGCCGATCGAGCCTTCGACGACCGGATCGAGGCGCCCAGAAAAGGGGTTGACGTTGTTCGCCTGCTGCGGCTGCAGCGGGGAAATCAGCTGTTCTGCCAGCGTTTCGACGTCCGGGCCGACCAGAACCTGACGCGGCGTCAGATTCATGACCTGGCCCTCCATGTTCTTCTGCTTGCGGATCGCGGCCCGGCCCGCACTCAGGCCCGGAATGGAAAGCGCGGTCCCTGACGGCGCCAGGTTGTTATGGTCGGCGTGGAACAGCGTCTTGCCGTCAGCGAGCTTGGGGCCAAGGCCGCCATTGGCAGCCTTGACCGTGTAGAAGAAGGCATTTTCGAACTGGGCGATCATGGTGCCGATCGAGCCGAAAACATCGTCGAACGCGCCGATATCGTCGTTGACGATGGCCTGACGCGTCAGCGTGAGGCGACGGCCGAACGAACCAAGTTGCACCTGCTCCTTGCCTTCGCCGATGGTGCCCGCCTTGATCTCGCCATCCTCTAGGTAGGGCTTGAGGGTCGGGAAGTCGCCAACGCGCAGCAGGCTGGTGGGCCGGAAGTCGCGCAGATTCCGTCGACGTGCGATTGCCGTGAACGTCGGAGCCGCCGCCTGATAGCGCTCCAGCAGGATCCGTTGACCGGTCTGCTCCATGATCAGCGGGAAGTCCGACGTGGTGTGGGCAGCGCGCATGATGATGTCGGCGTCGCGTTCGCTGGTCGACACATTGGCGCGGGCGCGGGCCAGGTCAAGGATGGAATAGCCCATATACTGGCGTTCGCCCTCCTGCGGCGCACGCCCCATCGCCCGGCTAACCAGCGCACCGACGATCAGGCCGCGCGTGGTTTCCTGTTCGTCTCGTGTCACCTCGGCACGCGGACCGCCATGCGATCCGCCCGTGGCAGCGCGCTGATGCTCAGCCGCTGCCGTCAGCAGGGCCGAGCGGGCGGTCTCCGCGCTGATCTCGCCGCGTTCGTTCTGCGCGACGAGCTCCATCGCGCGGGTCGCGACAGGCTCTCCGAACGAACGAGCGTCGGCGACGAAGCCCAACGCCTCGCTCGGGCCGAAGCGACTGATCGTCGCGACGGGTGCGGGCGCGGGCGTCGGCGTCGAAGCTGGGGCTTGACGCTGCTCGGCAGCGGGAGCCGCTGCGGGGGGAATGGTGGGCGCAGCCGCGCCGCTGGGCAGATTACGCCGCATATCTTCTTCCTCTTCGAGTGTGGCAGTGCCGGGAATATCCGTCGGCGCAGAGCGAACCCCGGCGTTCGCGTCTGCAGGAACTGAAACGAGACTGACTTCGAGCAATTCCCACGCGGTCGCGCGCCAGGTTTCATGCTCGGTTTCATCGGTGCGGGTGATTTCCCACTTGGTGACACGGTAGCCGATCGAGACGCCGCGCAATTCGCCGCGCGCCACCATCCCTTCGATCTGCCGGGCACGATCGGTTTCACCGAAATGCAGCGTGCCGATCAGGCTGCCATTCTCGATCCGCACATCGGAAACGCGCCCGATGACGGCATCGGCTTCGCGTTGATTATGGGTGTCGAGAAGGCAAACCAGGCCGCTTTCGGCCCGGCCAAGATCGATGGCCTGCTCGCTGATCTCCAGCTCTTCGGTGAAGTACCAGCGCCGGACCGCCGATCCCGCCGAGAGCACAGCCTCGACAGTCCGGGCGGTCGCATCGTAGCTGCCGGGCTCGACCGTGGCCAAGCGCGTGCCCTGGAAGCCGGCCATCGGTTGGCGCCGCTCAGCTTCTTCCGTGGGCGGCGCACTGGCGCGCACGAGCATCGTCGCGGCCAACAGCCCGACGGCTGCGACCCTTCGCAGTTGCGACATGTCAGTCTCCTTAAAACTAGGCCGCTTCGGCCTTCGGTGCGATGTAACCGGACGCCACCTGCAGCACGCCCGCGTCTGTCAGGCGCCGCGGATCGCTATCGAGAGCAAGGCCCAGATTGTCGATCAGGTCGTTGACCTGCTTGATCGCCCGCAAATGCTCTTCGGTGTTTATTCCGCGCTCGGCGAGCGAGCGGCTTAGCGTCTTGATGCCGCTGCGGATCTCGATCAGTTCGGCCATCAGATCCTTGATCGGATCGACGAACCTGCGGACCGGGAGAGCATAGCTGACGGTGCAGTCAAGAACGCGGCGATCACCAGTTTCGAGCGCAGCGACCCACATCCGCCGCTGAACCGCGGGCTTCACAAGGCGCGGGATGATAATATTCTGTTGCCAATCATCCAGCAACGCCCATTGCCCCAGCATCGCGGCGCGAAGGCTCGAATAATTGGCCTGCGAAACGTCACCGGTCATCCGGTGATATGGCGCGAGTGTCGCAGAAGCCGCCGCAAGTTGCTGGCGAATGAAATCGACGGCGCCACCCGACTGCGAAGGATTGATGGTCTGGACCTGGTCACCCTGTTGGGCGCGATAGATCATGCCGGGCGACACTGATTCTTCAAGGCGGCCGGTTCTGGCGGGTTCAGGCTTGGCCTGTCCCGTCGTCGATAGCGGCGAGGTGCCTTCCCCGTTTCCTGGCACGAGGATCAGACCTAAGCAGGCCTGAACCTTCTGCTGCATGCGCACCGCATCTTCGATATCGCCGATATCGTTCAAATCCAGCGCTACGGACGCGAGCCACGACACGCCGCGGGTCTGCCCGAAACGCTGACGATCGTAGAGATGATCGACATGCTGCGCATCAACGGGCGCTGATTTGTAAGTCGATAGCAGGGCCATGGAACCGGGATGCCGATCAAAGAGCCAATAGGCTGTGCGATCATGCCCCCGATCAAACTCGACGCCTTGGACGATGCGAGAGCCGTCAGCGCGGTCTTCCTGCTTCGCCTGATCGAGATAGTCACCTTCGAGGCCACTGAGCCGGCTGTTGGGCACGCCTGCACCATCACGCCAGACGGTCAGTGCTTCGCCGCCGATGATCGTCGTTTGGGTGGCGATCTTCTCATAGCCGTAGAAGTCGTCTTCCCCATCGACCTTCGATTCAGCCCATCGGTTCCAATGATCCTGAGCCTTTTGAGCAACCGACTTGTCCTCATGCGCGAACTGCGGCGCGATGCCGTCACCGATCGTGTCCGCGACCATGTGGCGAACCGCGCTGTTAACATACTTGTTGTTGCGGAACATCTCGTAGCCAGCACCACGCAGACGCGCGACCGCACGTGCATTCTCTGCATCGGCATCCGTATTGGGCCGCTTTATGCCCCGGCCTCGACGCCCGTAGGATGCCGCATCATACTGGCGATAGGCCGCGATGCCCGCGCGCGCCGCGATGCGCTGTGCCGTCCAGGACGGAGCGAACGGCTCGATCGCGCGGTCTATCAACTCGCCAAAGCGCACGGATCAGTCCCTTTCGAACCGGGCCAGCGTGGTCCCGCCGCTCATCGTGCGCGGCAGCATTGCGTCAGCCGCGCGCTGGCGAAAATAGGTCAGCGCGGCGCGAATATCGGCGATTGAGCGATAGGTAACCCGCTCGCCATCGCTCTCGATCGTTGCCTCGCCAGATGCCATGCCGGCCTCAAGGGCGCCGATCTCGGTCGCATAATCTGGTGCGGGCATCAGAACCAATCCTTTGTCGGTGCAATCCAGTCGCCCTTTTGCGGGACTGGATCGTCTTTAGTTTCAGGTTGCTGCGTTTCCACCGGCGGCGAGGCTTGCGGGAACGCCATTGATAGCAGGTCGCCCTGATCAGGATCTTTGGGCGCGTATCGTTCCGCCCGCAGGGCGGCCCAATCCGCTTCCGTCAGAGTATCAAGCATCAGCTTGGCAGCAGCGGCCATCGCGTAGATGCGGCAATCGAGATAGTGGTTCTGCCGCCCCGGCATCGGCGTCCAGCGCCGATCGGGAAACCCATTGATCATCTTCACGACGATCGTTTCGGCCGTCGCCTGCTCAGGCCATTCCTGCGGCGTATCGCGGCTGAGATGCACTCGGCCAACCGGGGACGCGATATCACCGCCCCCTTCGACCGCCTCCGCCACCGCCTGCATCGACGCGCGAAGAAAGCCATACCAACTCAACTTCAGTCCATCGATACCGACGATGAAGGCCTTATCCTCCATCTTCTTCGATGCAGCGCCAGCCCGACGCCCTTGACGGTCGAAGGCGATAGCCTCTCCGCGTCCTATCGGCGGTCGGCTCCATCCATGCCGGCCGAAGATCGGCGTGCGACGTGGACGCTTTGCGCAATAGGCCTGCGCCGCTTCCGTGTGATAGCCTGCGTCGACGCATTCCTGATCGATCGGAAACACTCGACCGCCCGGAAATGCTATGCCGCGCTTCGAATAATCATCCAGATCGGCCCAGGCACCCTCGCCGGGCACGTCTGTCGCGCCCGGAATGAAGCGGGCGTCCAACTGCCAGCTTTCTGATCGTTCGGCGTAGCCGACGACCTCGACATAAACCCCATCACCCTGGACATCGACGCCCAGCACTGTGACGACCGGTCCCACCGGCATCTGTCCGCGGCCCCAATCCTGTTCTCGCAGGGCCGAAAGGGCTTCATAATCGGGCGTATCGCCCTTCAACTCGAACTCAATCCCGCGCTTGAGGTTCGTCCAGGTCTTGAGCTTCGATATGTCGCCCTGGGCATCCCGGAACCCAACCGCCATCTCCGCCCAGCTCTGGAACGTCGATATCTCGCCAGGAAGGTGAAAACCTCTTTTCAGGCTCTGAGGCATCCGAAGACGAAGCGCCTGAAACGCTTCCTCGCTCAGCACCCTCGGCACTGGCTCGCCATCGATCACATCTGACAGCCAGCCATCAGGTAACTTCATGGACGGCTTGCGCCAATGCTCGATACGCTCGACCCCACAGCAAGGCGGAGCGAGATAAGCCTCTTCATGGCGGCCTTCGGGCCACTGGATGTCTTCCCACTGGGGAATGAACCGATCCCCGCATTCGGGGCACTTGAAATAGTATCGCCGCCTGTCGCTAGTGCGATAGGCGGCACCGATCTTGGACGAGCCCTTGATAGTAGGCGTCGAAATCTTGATCCGTTTCGACATCCCGCGTGAGCGCCAGACCTTCAGGCGTTCGTCGATCATGCCTTCCGGAGACCCCTGACCGTCTAGATCAGAGGGAAACTGGTCCAAATCGTCTTCAACCGCGTAGCGCACCGTGCGCTGACGCAGGTTCGCCGCCGAATTTGCGCCGGCCAGCAAAATGTAGCTTCCGCTCCCCGCGCGAGTGAACAGGATCTTCTCACTGGTGGAGCCGTCGCCATTGGCCAACCCTTGGGCGCGGATCGTTCCACCGCGCTTAGGGTTCAGGCGAGGCGAAGCCTCCACCATGGGCCAGAATTTTTCCGCCGCCCATGCGGTGGCCGCCTTTGCCGTAGCCTGTACGAACATGGCCGGACCGGGCGCCTGATCGCTGATAAACCCTAGCCAGTTCTCTGCGCTCGCCGACCCGCCCGACTGAGCGCATTTCATCACATCGACCTCTTCGCAGGGGTCATGCGGCGATAGCGCATCCATGATCTCGACCAACTCGGGCGCGGTCTCGTGCCGCCACAGCCCTGGGATAGGTGCATCGTCCGAGAAGTAGCGGAACTCCGCTGCCCATTCGGACACGTTCATCCGCTTCGGCGGCCGGATGCCGGCAGCCAGCGCTCTATTCAGCCGGGCGACATTGCGCCTGAGCACGCCGCCCGCAACCCCGCCGAACCGATCATAGTCGAAAGCCGTCATGCGGCCTCGGCTTCCTGCTGGGCATCGTCCTCGTCATCGCGAGCGAGGGCGCCGCGCTCGATCGCATCAGCCAAGGCATTGAACGCAGTGTCACACGCCTCGACCATCAACATCATAACCGACCGTGGATCGCGCTGGGCGGCAATCTGTTCGGCCCTCCCACGTAGTTCCGCCTCTACACGCTCGCGCGCCATGCGGCCGAGATTGCTCAAACGGCGCTCCACCTCGATCATCGGCACCAGCTGGCGTGCCGCCTCCGCATTTTTCATGCGGCGGGCGACAAGCTCTTCCTCCGCCACCTCGACACGCACGGCCGCAGCATTGCGAACCGCCGGTGAAGATGTATCGGCGTCCAGCGCCAATTCGCCAGGCACGCCGGCGTCCCCGATGGCCGTCGTTGGCCGACCGCGCGTGGGGTCGATGCGGGCGTTGAGCTTGGCATCCGTCCGAGCGACATCGACAGCCAGTTTGCCGTCAAGGCCCTCGGCGAACACGAGCAGGCCCGCCTTTTTCCAGTTCGATACGGCCGATTTTCCCACACCGCGATGCGCGGCGAACTCAGCCTGCGTCATCAGCGCCATGATCAACCCTCGTACACCATCGTGAACCAGTTCAGTTCACAGAGTTCAAAATGGAAATCACCCCTTGAACCGTAAAACCCTGCGCCTCGCCCCACCGCACTAGCCGCCTATCCCCGGGAAGGACCCAAAGGGGGTGCCCCTACCCTGCCTGGCCGACCCGAGCCGGCCCGAAACGACAGCGACCCGCCGGGCAAGAGCCAGACGGGGCGCTGTAGGTGGAGAGGGAAACGAACCACGCTAGCTTCGAACAAAGGCCCGCCACCAGCGTATCTGTGAACTAGCCGATTTGGAGGAAAAGCCGGAACTTCTTTATTTGCACCATGCAACATTCTACCCCTTGTGCCGTGTCTATGCGCGCTTTTCTGCGGCATTCAGCCTCGTACAGATCGCACTTATGGCTTTCGCATAGCGCTTGCGCAGGGCATCCTCGCCCGGCTTCACCCGCAGCACGCCACGCAAAGCGCGGAACGGCACCACCTTGCGCCCTGCTGCCAGCGCCGTGACGGCCAGCACCACCAGCTTGCGATCGCGCTCGGGCGCATAGGCCAGCCAGGCCGACGCCTCCTCCATCCGCTTCAGCTGCTCGCGCGACAGCGGGATGCGCGGCACCGGCTTGTCCTCATGCGCCGCCCAGTCCCACCAGTCCCGCACGATCAGATGCCACGGCCCGTCGCTGGCAAAGCCCCATGCGCCGCCCTCGGTGCGCCACTGGAACTGCATCGCCTCCACCAGACGCGCTTCCACCGCCTGGAAATCCCAGAATATCGATCCTTCCAAAGCTGGAACCACCATCCCCAATCCTTCCACCTGACAAGCCACTGATTTACCTAACTTAATTCTGTATTTTGGAAGGAATGGAAGGAATGGAAGTATTTTGAATATTCTAGCTTCGCACATGCCTGCGCGCGCACGCCCGCGCCTGTTATGCCGATTTCAAATTGCTTCCATTCCTTCCAAAGGCGCAGAAATCCGCCGCTTTCCCTTCCGTTGAAGCTTCCAGCACCCTTCCATTCTGGAAGGAACTTTCTTCAATCCCACCCCGGCACGATGTCGTCGTCGGCGGGCGGATAGCCATCCGGGTCGGGCGCGGAGCCATGACCATCGCTGAAGGTGACGACGTTGCCGTGCGCATCGAGGAAGTCGCTGACCTGTTTGGTCATGCGCAGCCCCTCCCATTGCATCCCGTTGGATTGCTTGGTGGAGAAGCCCTTACCCTTCATCGCACTGGTGAAGCCCCGCTGCTGCCAGTCCGGGCCGCCTGTGGCCTTCGCCCAGGCGCGGAACAGCTCGTGCAGATGGGATGACTGCGATCGCGCCTTGGGATCAGGCTCGGTACACAGGCGCAGGAACGCCGCCAGCGGGTCGCTGTCGTCCTTATAGTCGGCCGATGCCGCCGTGACGTCCTCCGGCTCGATAAAGCCATTGTCCATCCAGTCGAGCAGGCCCTCGACCATCCAGGCCAGGATGCCGGCATGTTCCTTCTTCAGCTTGTCGGGCAGCGATCGATCGCGCTGATCCGGCTCCAGATGCGATTCCCACAGCACCACCTTCACGCGGCGCCAGATCCCTTCCGTCCCGCGCGGGATCGCCGGCATCTCGTTACACCACAGCGTCCATTTGAAGATCGGGAAGAACCGGAAGAAACTGCGGAAATTGTCGCGCACGTTCATGCCGTCGCCGCCGGTGACGGTGTTGATCAGCGCCTCGTTGACCTTGGCGCCCACCGGTACTTCGCCCGATGTCAGGAAGCGCACGCCAGGCAATCGCACGAGATCCGGCGTGGCAGCATCACCGCGCTTCTTGCCGCCTTCGTCCAGGAAGGTTTCGACGTTGATGATATCGCCATAGTCGCCGATCGCGTCGCGACAGGCATTGCCGAAGGTCGATTTGCCGTTCGCGGCCGTCGGCCCCCACCAGATGTGGAAGATCTGCTCGCCGATATCGCCGGTCAGATTATAGCCCATCCATTGCTTCAGGTAGCGCCGGCGCTCGCCCTTGGGCTGCGCCCACAGGACGAACTTGTCCCACTCGCCGCGCTCGGCGTCGGGATCATAGTCGCACGCGGTCAGCTTGGTCAGCATGTCGGCCCGGTTGTGCGGCCGCAGCTCCACGCTGCCGCGCTCGCCATCCCAGCCTCGGTTGAAATGCAGCGTGCCGTTGAGGCAATTCAGCACCATCGGATTGGTGTCGAACTGCGATAGCTCGACCGTACACCAGCGCTTGGCCAGGTTGGCGATGCAGCCGATCCGGCCCGAAGCCTCCGACGCCCTGCCCCACCGGCCGATCAGGTCGGACAGCTGGACCGCCTTGCCACCCTTGTAATCGGTGACGCTGTCCATGCCGTCCTCATGGCAACCGGTTTCGACATGCAGCCGCATATGCGCGCGATCGCGGATCGGGCTGTCGGCGTCGACCACCATGCCCGGATGGTCGACGCCGGTGTCGCGCACGAAAGCCGCCTCGCGCTGGATCGCGCGGACCATCTCGAACACCGACGCCATGACCTCCGCCGGCGTCACGTCCTTTTCCTGATTCAGCACCCGATAGCGGCGCCCGTCCCAGCCCAGCCATCCCTTGGCCGTGGTATAGAGATAGTCGCGGCCATAGCGCTGAAACCAGCGCTCGGCATTGCCCATGTCGGTCCGCTGGAACGTCGCCAGGCGCATGTCGAGCAACATGCCGCTGATGTCATAGACCCGCTCCATGCCGGCGGCGAACGACTTTGCGACATCCTCGGCCTTGGCGTCGGCGCAATCACCCTGCAGCTGCTCGATCACCGCGCGCGCGTCGGCTTCCTCGATCAGGCCGGCTGACACGCGCCCGCCGATGCTGTAGACCGCGCGGCCGAGATCCCGGGCCGTGTCGATCCGCGCATCCAGCTGCCGTTCCAGCCAGGCGCCGGCAACGCGCTTCAGCAGCGCCTGCACCCCCGGCCCCTGATCGGATAGCGATGCCTCCACCCTTCCAATTGGAAGCATGTCATCTTCGACCAGCCCCGGGGGTGGCGGGGGGAACTTGGCGTCGAAGCGAGCGCGCCAGTCGCTCAGATATTGCGCCCGCGTCTCGGCATCCCCGATCGAGGCCGCCGCCGCCGCCAGACGCTTCCACAGGGCCGCCTTGCCTTCCGGCGTCACGGCCCACGGCGTGGCCAGCACGGCATCCCAATAATAATCGACCAGCGGCTGCGCATTGGCCAGCACCGCTTCGACGCCGGCACGGCCGCCATCTTCCTCGGCCGTGCGCCGGGCCAGGTCGTCCGGGTCCACCCCCTCGGGCAGCATGGCGATCGCCAGCGATCCGCCCGGGCCGACACCGGGCAACGCCATCTCGCAAGCCCGCAGCGCGGCCTTCCGCCCGGCCGCGTCTCCGTCCATCAACAGGATCGGCTCATGCACCAGGCGCCATGCGCGCATCAACTGCTCGGGCGTCAGCGCGGTGCCCATCGGCGCCACCGCTTCCTCGATGCCGATCGCGTCCAGGGCGATGACGTCGAAATAGCCCTCGACCATCACCAGGCGCCGGGTC